AATCCATTTATAGATATGCCGCTTCCACCTTGATAAGCACCACTAATAGCAGTGCCGTTGTCGAACACAATTCCGCTGGTAGTGATACCTATTAATTGCGTGCTAGTATCTGCTCTCTGTATGTCTGTTTTCCAAGTGTTGCTTGAGTTTTCCCAGTATAATCTTTTGTCGCCGGTGTCGTAATTACCGTCACCAGAGGAAAGGAGGGATATGCCGCCTGTATCTACATAGCTATCCATGTACAGAGCATTTCCACTAAGGGAGGCCAACTCTAGGTTTTTGTCATCTATTGTTACGGTGCTGCTGCTGATGTAGGTTAAATCGCCCCTGACATCCAAATCGCCCTTAACAGTGATGTCTGAGTCTATAATAGCTGCGCCGCCAACGTGGAGCGTAGCTTCTGGTAATGCAACGCCTACTCCCAGCCTGTCTGAACCGCTATCCCAAACAAATTTGCCATCCCAACCTATAACTCCAGAACTATGATAGAAAGCCACGCCGCTATAAGCAAAGGGCGGCTCTGGGACTTTATACGTGGTGACATAACTGAGGCTACTGAGATCGGGCATGTCGCTTGCATGTAAGGCTCTAAACGACGGGAAGCCGGGTTCGCAGCCACCAACGCAGTCGTTAGCCGGGCTGGCAAATACCTGTCCAGCCGTCTGCGACACCAATAAAAGATACTCATCAACCGCGCCGGATGTTGCCAGAAGTCCGGTGGCATTAGTTATGGTGTATGGGTAGTCGTCTATTTGGGTTCTTAAGAATGGCTCTGTCTGTCTTGTGGCATAATCAACACCTGAGAAAACTATACCAGAGGCGTCAGCAATAAAACCTGAAGCCCTAATGAGAGAGTAGGACTTGTCGCCACCGATATCTATTGCGAATTGAGGGCTAGTATTATGTATGCCTAGCCTGTGATTGGTGCGATCCCAAACGCCACTAGAATCATAATTCAGTATGCTATTAGTCTCCCAGAAGGCTAACCCGCTTGCTGCGGGGTGGATATATTTTGGGTCAACTCCACTTGCGGTATAAACGGAATGGGTGGCAGGATATGTTACATAAACTTCCTTAGTTCCCGCCGTCCAAGTTACTTTACCGTTATCAGCAATGTTGCTAACAAATGGATACCTTCTGAGTTCGTCTGTTGATATTGCCGGGTCGCTAACAGCGTTGAGGTAATGCCCTGATCCAACTTCATAATTAACGCCATCTGTAATGGCGTAGTATACCAAGCCACTATGAGCATAAGATTCGGAAAAGGTCGAAAAGCCAGCCGCAGCACCCTCTAGCACCATGTTGCCAGTGCCTTCGGTGTAGCTTAGTTCTTTTACTCTATCTGATAGTTGAACTATGTTATCTAATGGGTTAGGCATCTATACTACCCCTAATTGGTGGTTAATTTAATTCTATCCATACGCTGGAGCAGGCGTTTCCGGGTCACTCTCTGGCACAACTCCAGAGGCGCGGCCGTAAACAACCAAATCGCATATCTCCGACTCAACATACTCACCGTCATCGGCCTTAATGTAGAAAGTACATGTTCTTGGACTGCTGGCAGACGATTCGTCTCCAGTTCGATGAACAAGCCCAACGTACACTTGGCTGAAATCTGATCCCGCAGTAATACTTCCTCCTGTATGTCTACCCATAGCGTGTCCTAGGGCTACATAACTGTTGTTGTCGAAAATGCCAGAGGCAAAGGTTACTTTAAACTTGCCTATTGATTCTCTTTCTAGCTTAGAGATATTGAAGGATTCATTAACTGTGGGAGTCCACTCAGTACCAGAGATCACGTTCCCGCTGCTATTAAAATTAATCCAAGCCTTAGCAACACTCTTGGCCGATCTAATTACCGAGGAGTCGGATTCAAACACCATCTGGCCAAGGCCAAGTATGTGCAGGTCTTCCCTGTTGTCATTAATGTATAGGAATTTTACGCCTCTTCCTGTATCTCCAGACGCCCCGATGAAATTGTCGGCCATCCTGAGGTTGCCAGCCATTTCCCTAGATCCGTCAATTGCCAGATATTGTGTGTGGGCGATGTTGCTAGAGTTTCTACCAGCTAAATCGTTATGATTTATACCTTGTGGGCCCGGATATGGGACATATTGAATACCGCCACCATTAACAAAATTAATGCCAGATTCAGGGATGAACATCCCGCCAGTGTTAGTTGTGGCGTTTCTGTCAGCCCGTACATCATTAACAAAAGCCCAAGAAGTGTCAAAATCACCGCTTGAAACGATTAAATTAATAGACTCGACAATATCTTCTAGGTTATGCCTAACGTCTTGTGCAGAAATTAATCCAGCGTTGTTGTCTGCTAGCTCGCTAGAAATAGTAGATAACAAATCGCCTGTATTTTTGATTGTCATTTAACAATTCTCCTTAGTATAAATATCCACCTGACCTGTGATCCCCGCCATTTCTGGATACAAAGTCGCTTCCGGGACTGTAGGGCCCAAGTATTGATGTGCCTGCTATGCTGTTACCAGCTCGATAGTTAAGTAATGTGTGTTCATATTTTTCGCATAAATCTTGGTGCAATACCACCAACGTGGACGTAACGCCTCGCAAATCAATGGCAGAAGGCCCGTCTTTAATGGATATCGCATTTCCCGACTCGCTTCTTATTTCGCTACCGACAATAATACAAGCTGACTTAAGGCAAACCAAGTTTATAAATGCGTCATCCCTAGTGTCCGTGTCTGTTGGATCTGGAGAGAGTGCACAACTCTCTACATTTATGGTATAAGTGTTGCCCAAGTCTACCTCTAGGGTAACTAATTGGGCTGCTACTAGCAGGGTTGTTTCAATCCTGTGGTCGCTATAGGTATATTTTGTGGAGTCTATATCGTTTATGATATATCTAAGTATTGTTGACATTTGACCTTGCCAAGACATAAGTTACCCCTTATAGGTTACAGTGCACCTTGAAAGTATGAATATCTGTATAATATGTCCCACTTGTCAAGGTTACTTTGCCTTGGAGCTTATAGTTCCCTACTTCATCTAGATCACCGTCCACGGAATCGTAATACATAACCCCTGAAGTTGAGCTACCATCACCAATCTTAGACCCTGTTCTGTTAATAATCGTGTCGCTGGGTTTTCTGAAGTCTATCTGCAACGCTGACGCGCTAGACAAATCGACAGTGGACGTGCCATCTTTGACCGTTACTAAAAATCTTGTGCCAATATCATCTACATGTATTTCGCTAGCCATTTTATTTTTTTAGCGTGACCTCATATTTTTGTGTGATTGAGGCGGTAATCTTTAATACTACATTAGCCACTATGCTTTTACGTCCTTAATCAAATATAATGTCTTTGCTTCTTCCTGTTGTATTTGGGCGGTGCTACTCTGACTTGTGCCCACTACAGCAGTCTTTGGTAAGATTTGTTGTATGTAAATGGTAAAATTAAATTGCTCGCCGTTATATGAAGGCGTGACCAGTGAGAAAAAACTGAATCCCGTCTCTCCAAAACTGTGGGTGCCAAACATTTTATGCTTCCGGGTCAGAAATGGCAACGTTGGTGTCTACCGCAGCGGCGGCAGCTTCCTTGGCTTGGTTTAGTTCATATGCAATCACATGATCCGATAAAAATCCTCTAACCTTGCCGTGCGTAAAATCTCCTTGAGACTCTGGATTTTCTAATATTTCCGGTATTTCTACACCATTCTCGTCAACCACCGGTAGGATAGGCGTACCATCCTCCTCGTTGAACGTCTGCGCAAGCGAATACAGGGGGTTAGCAAGCTCAGATTGCCAGCCATAATTGCTACAAACAGCGTCAAACACTCTTTGAACATCTGCGTCTGCTATTTCTAGCTGAAAAATCGCCATTTCTTCTCTCCTCTAAAAAATAAAAAGATCTCTCTATAGTAAATATACACTAATTTTTTAAGGTGGTTTGTTTTATATCTTCTCTACCATGTCGTATCCAAACGTTTTACAGTCTGGTTCTGCCCACGTTTTATTAACATGGTCTAGTACCCTTGGGTTGTAGTACCACTCCCCGACCACAATTGGGTCATGATATCTTGCAGGAAGGCTTATCTCTTCACCAACCGCTGCTGAAAGTTCATCTTCTAGGTTTTCGTATCTAATCAAGCTAAACTCAGTTAGCCCTGCGGATACGACAAAATCTGTGATAGTCTTGTTAAACATCCAGTTTAGCTTTTGTCTATTATAAACAAACTCTTCCCAGCACAGATATTTATCTGCCAAGCCCTTGTACTGTGACCACTCATAGTGTAAAAACAATCCAGCAAGCCTAGTGTAAGGATCTCTACACACAAGGTAAACTTTAAGTTCCTCTCCAATGGTTTCTCTTCTTTTCCATGAGCTGTGTAGTTTTGCGCAGTGGTGGTTAATAGATTCCGCATCGAATGGGTCTGGGCCTATTACCCAATATGCTTCGGAACCAAGTCCTTTATGTATGTTTCCACTCGCTGTGTGCGGAGGGGTTATAATTGCAATATTTTTGTCGGAGAAATAAATCATAATACTTTGGTACAATATGTAGGAAATATTTCTTTTGATATAGATATCATTTCTATGTCTTTATTTTGTATCCTTTCAGTTACGGCACGTATTACAGAGCTTCCCCACACCGTTGTATTAACCACATAATCATGCCCCATTATATGGCCACCAGACTTAACCTTCAGAATTGACATCTCTAATTCGCGGCTTACATTTTGATAGTGATGATCGGAATCTAGATAAACCCAATCAAGCACATTGTCAGGCAATGAATTAAGAAAAGTCAAGCTTCTTTGTTTATGCAACACCACCTTTTCTCTCTCTATCTCGTCTCGAAAAATATTAGAAACATAATCAAAATGATCTCCAAACCACAGATTAGGATCTTCTATGTGATGATTTCTGGCAGTTTCTTCCCATGTGTCAACAAGAAATAAAAGAGAGGGTTTAGTCCTAAAAAACAATTGAACGGCATTTACCCCTTTGCAAACTCCAAGTTCAGCACCCACCCCGCCCCTTGGGATAGTTCCATAAATATCTTCTTTGCTGTCTAGGTCTTTTATCTTGTGTTCGTCGTTTTCGTAAACCATTTATCCAAAACTTCCTTGATTAGGACATATAACAATTTTGTTGGTTGCCTTTCGTATTAGTGTGGCTTCTGCCGGACTACTTTCAACAAAAAATATGGCATCTGACTTTTCATAAAATTCAGCCTTATATCTAGATGCCTGAGCTACATGATTGGCGTTTCGGATGTGGGCGTCCTCTGTAGGGTACATTGTTAAGGATTTGTATTTTACCCCATATCTATCCAGCCATTCTTCCGTTATCTCCCTGTCCTTTTCGAGTCTTGCGGTCACTATTCCTTGACAACAATGAGTAACCGGAAGTCTGTGATATATTGGTTGAACAGTTGATAGATATTCTATGCGTTCTTTCTCGGTGTTAAAAATTCGGTCAGGGTCTGGGCATAATATTCCATCTAAATCAAGCAAGCATTTTTTTATATGCTCGCTATTAAAAAAATGCCAATCTAATATGTGTGGATCTTCAAGCTCCATGCCAAAAACATCAACTTCTTTTATTGAAGAAGGCTTTACATAAACAGCACCATATAAACAATCAGATCCCAGCCGTTCTTTTATTTTCCTGATAGAGTCTCCTGAAAAAACAGTGTCGTCTATGACGGCTATTTTTCCATTTGATATTTTATGATTCCGCATTCTATATCCGCCGCACTCAGAAGCAGCAGACGCTAACTCTAGGTTGTTATTAATTATGTTATATATTGGGACATTAAGCGAGGTGGCACAAACCCCAGCGGTTATATAGCCAGACCTTGGCACTGCTGCCACACCAGAAATTTTTTTATCGTAAAGCTTTGGTATTAAATAATTCCTGCAATCATCCACCATGTCTGACGCTGTTATAAATTTACCACCCACCCCAGAACAAAGCCTGCGGGCATGCTTTTTGTCACAATCTATCTTATACTGAGCCCTTTCCTCCGGGGTGGCATTTTGACACCATTGCCAGTTGGGAGGATCATATGTCATCTCCTGTTTGAAAAACTCACAAAATCCTGATTGCATACATTTGCATTTTTCCATACCCCCTACTCCACGAACATCTCAAACGCTGCACCCAAATCTCTTGTAAATGTGTGTGGGGAGTTTTCGGGCGAGCCTGAACTTCCTTCTCCTGAATTTAAATCACACGGAGAAGCGTCTCCTTCGTCCCCATCGTCGGTAATATATTTAACAGTAAGTGTATCACTATCTGTAATTCCAATTACTTGGTAGGTGTAGGTTGAGATAATTTCCCCTTCGCTGTCTCCCGCGTCTCGATGCTCTACTGTAACCCAGTCTCCAACCTGAACAAGCACCGTTGCCGAAGTTCCATAATTTACTGTGTAACTAGGGCCAGAACCGGAACAGTTGGTCACCGCAATGTTACTTAATACTGTTATCGTGTTCCTTGCCATTAGTCCGGTATGTCCTGACCTATAATAAATCCATCAAACTTGGTGTCATTTGCACTGCCGCCAGTGGCCGTACACAGAAATCCATATACGTCTTTGTGTCCTCTGTGGGTTTGGTCGTCTATTCCGGTCATGGTGGGAGTTACACTTCCCGCCCACTTTAGTTCAGCAGCGGTACTTCCGTCAATTCTAACGGTACTCCAGCTTATGCTGTAGCCATCGGTTGCACCAATCACCTGAACAAACCGAACAATAAATCTTTGTCCTATTGTAGCGTTTGTAAATTCTACCGCCGAGACATCAGCACCTAATAGAACGTTAAAGTAATTTCCAAGACTTAAATCCAAGGTCACAGTAGCATCTTCTGTTGTGGTTCCTGTGGCTGGTACTGGCTGGTTAACATAAGCACCGCCCACCAAATGAAGCCTGTCCTCATCCTCGTCCCATAGTAAGTAAGAACCAGTAGTATCACCAAAGAATTTTACATCGTGACCTGTGCCATTGACGCCAACGGTGAGGGTTCCAATTATAGTTGCCGCACTTCCGTCAAAAGTAAAGTTAGCCTCGGCGTTCATGGCGTCGGTGCCAGTCGCCGTTAAAACGTAATTATTAGCACCGTTTGTCATAAAGTCTGAAACATCAACTGATATAGCATCTGCCGCCACATCAATACCTGTTCCTTCACCAATATTCAGAGTTACATCGCCGGTCGTTCCTCCATCTGTTAAGCCAGCACCAGCAACTACTGAGGTTATATCGCCAGCACCGCCAGCCCAGTTTGTATCTCCATAGGCTTTAATTGCGGCACCATCTGGTAAATTAGCACCGTCAGTTAGGGTGTCTTCGGCAGCCCTCGTTGCGGCAGAACCTAATTCTAAATTAGTTCTAGCGTCTCCAGCAGAAGAAGCTCCCGTACCACCATGAGCAACGGCTACGTCTGTAGCGGCCCAAGTGCCAGTACCAATAGTTCCCACAGTAAGAATGCTAGAACTACCAGCGATAACACCCTTGGTCTCCACGGCTGTTTCTAGGGCTTGTATGGAAGCTTTAATCGTTTGGTTATCTGAAATAGTACTTCCGGTAAAGGTTCCAAGATGCTCACTAGTATCGGCAGCAGCCCCAACCAAAGTAAATAGATGATCTAAATCAAAGTCGGCTTTAGCGTAGGTTGTATCAGTGGCAGCAATAGTAATAGCACCGTCGCCATTGGTGATGCTGATATTGCTACCAGCAGTCAAAGTGGCGTTGTCCCATACCGACGCCGTATTGTCATAAATAATTAGATGGCCAGCGGCAGGAGATGATATGTTCGTGTCGTTTAACTCTACAAGAGTATCTTCGCTAGCTACAGCGGTGTTAATTCTGTCATCAATAGCAGCAGAAGTCATCAGACTGGTATCGTTGTCTGTAAAAGATTCGCCGGATGTTTGAATAGCATCAGCGTGCAACTGAGAGAACGTAATGTTGGCGAGGGTGCCGCCAAGCGTTATCGTTCCAGTGCTAGTAATAGCGCCGCCCGTTAAAGTAATACCATTAACAGTGCCAGCGGTAGCAACAGATGTCACAGTACCAGCAGTAGTAGAATAACTATATGCTTCAATTTTGTCTGCGATGGCAGCAGATGTCATAAGTGACGTATCGTTGTCACTAAATGAGCTTGCGGCTTTTTGGACTGTTGTTATGCCGACAGTGCTAGATGTGGACTCGTCAAAAGTCCATGTACCAGTTGTAGTAAAGCCACCAGCAGTAATAGTGCCAGTGGTGGTGTCACTAGCGTCGTTCTTTAAGAAGGCATCATCGACATTAAATGTTGTGCCGGATAAGGTTAGATTTGTTCCGCCGGTATAGGTTGTATTGGTATCAGTAACTGTACTTGAAATAGTAACAGTTCCGTCTGCTGTTGTTGCGCAGGTAATGCCAGTACCTGCTGCGAAAAACAAGTCATCGCCTTGCGTTATAGTTGTAGCAGTAGTATCAGTTGTTGCTGATACTGTAAACCCACTGCCCATGGTGTTAGTGTCAGTTGGAGTTACCCAAGAATTGTCTCCTCTTAAGAAAGTTGAACTTGACGCAGTTCCTGTTGCTGACAACATAGCAATATCAACAGCATCTGTTGCAATAGTAAGAGCAGTACTGCCTGTTACATCGCCTGTGTGTGTGGCATTGGTTACTTTAGCTGTGTTGGCTACAACAGCCGTTTCTAAGTTAGCTACATTCGGAATTGCAACTGTGCCTGTAAATGTTGGGCTAGCAATTGGTGCCTTGGTTCCTAATGCAGTTGTTATTGTGCCTGCATAACTTGCATCATCATTTATTGCTGCTGCCAATTCATTTAGGGTGTCTAATGCTCCCGGCGCACCACCAATCAATGCATCTATAGCTGCTTGTACACCTGCTGGTGTAACGGCCCTAGCTGTGTCAGTTCCTGTAGTTGTTTCTCCGGTTGTAGCTAACTCGACACCACCAACCACTGTAACAGAGGCACTTGGTAGAGTATAAACTGTATCTGTATAGTTGCCCGCATGTATTGTTCCGACACTAGCAGTCCAGTCAAGATGTTCGTTTTCAACAAATCCACTGAGGCTGTCGTGAACAATGTCGCCATCAGTAGTAGAAAGAGTATCTCCAGTGAGAGTGATACCAGTACCAGCAGCTAAGTTTGTATTGGAGCTTATGTCAACAGTTCCAATATTTGCATAAGTGATTCCTAAATTGGTTCTAGCATTAGCGGCGGTTGAAGCACCAGTACCGCCATGAGCGACTGCAACATCTGTAGCTTCCCATATGCCTGTTGCAATAGTTCCTACAGTAACAATACTAGAGCTTCCAGCAGTAACGCCTTTAGTTTCTACAGCCGTTTCTAACGCCTGCAATGCCGCTTTGATTGTCACGCTGTCTGAGATGGTGCTGCCAGTAAACGTTCCAAGATGTTCACTAGTGTCAGCAGCAGCGTCTACCAAGGTAAACAGGTGGTCTAAGTCAAAAGACGCCTTAGTGTATGTTGTATTAGTATCCGTAGAAGCAATTGTTCCTCCTGCGGAGATAGTTACATTAGTACCAGCAGTTAAAGCGGCCACTACATTAGTAGAGTCGGTTACATCAGCAAGTGCTTCAATGGCATTTAATTTAGAATGGTCATCATTAGTAAAATCATTAGTTGTTAAACCACCATCACCTACCGAATAAGTTGTGTCAGTAGCTGTAACGGTTAAAGTATCGCCAGCCATAGCAGTAGTGACATTAGTCCCACCAGCTATCGTAAGGGTATCTCCCGGAGTTATTCCTGTAGAGCCGCTATCTCCATCTACTGTTGTATCTGCAACAACGAAATCTATATCATGCGTGCTGTCTTGATAAGTAACAGTAATACCAGTTTCTGTACCACCCAGCATTCCACCCACGAAGTCTTCTACTTGTTCTTCAGTAAGAGTGGCGGATATGTATCCAGCGCTTCCATGATCGCCCCACCCGTAGGCTGTGTCCCACTGGCCGACCTTGGCATCAGTAATGGTGTAAGTACCCATGTCAATGATTTGGCTGTTGGCGTCAAGGGTGCCACCTAGCTGAGGGGTTGTATCCTCAACGACGTTAGACATACTACCCCCACCAGCGGCCTCAACCCAAGTAAAGCCCGGCCCACCAGCAGTATAAGATAAGAGGTAGTTGTCAGTGGGGCCATTGGTTACGTTTAAATGAGCTTCATCAATCGACCCATCTACATAATTATCTGAATCTATCTTCTCGTCTGCTATGGTAGCAGTTAAGGTGGCGTTTCCAAGGGTACTAAGCGTGCAGTTGCCTGTTAAGTCTCCACCTAAAGTTATTACTGGGGATTTGTTGACCGTGACGGCAGAAGCTATGTCGCCAGTGTCGATATTAGCATTGGTCATTGCTTGACTGTTGCAATCCATAGCTCCAGCAAGCTGGCTAATTGTTACTGAGCCAATTGTTCCGCCAGTGACTTGATCTCCACTGATTGCGTCCGCGCTGACTTGAGCAACTATCTCGTCAGCCGTTATCGACTTACCCAAGAAAACTCCAGATCCCGCTATCGTAACGCCACTTGACGCCAGCTTAGTTATTGGTATCTGAGCAGAGTCTATAACAAAGTTGTCGTAATCCAGATAATAGGAACCTTGTTGTCCATCTAGTTTGTCCGCATCAAGACTAGTGCCAGCCCCGTCTACAGTTAGCAGCTTTGAAAGAACGTCGGCGGCTGTGTAGGACGAACTGGCAAGTTTAGCGTCAAGCTGTGTCTGTATGTTGGAACTGACGTTGTTCAGCCATCCAAACTCCGTGTTGCTAATGGTGCCGTCATGTACAAGGTTGGCATTGAGCCTGTTGGACGAATCAATGGTATCATGTTTAGCAGCTATCATGTCTCCAAGGGTGCCTGATATAGCATACCCCGAAGCGGCTGCTTCTAGGCGGACTGCCGCTGTTAAGTCTACGTTTGCGCTTCCGTTAAACCCGTGATCTGTGCTTCCTACCGTAAAGTTTCTAGAAGTGGTTAGGGTTGCAGCGCTACCAGTGGTGCTTTGGTTTAGAGTACCAATAGAAACATTAATTTCTGTATCTGGAGTTTCCGCCACGCTAAACTGAGATGAGAAATCTAAAGTAACTATATCCGCACCGCCAACCTGAGAACCATTAGCCTTAACGGTGGTCATGCTACCTCCGCCACCCCCGGACGCTTGGTATATTAAGCCGTGCGGAGATCCTGAAACAACGTATAGGTCGTTAGCTAAGGCTCCCGACGCCGTTGTCAGGTCTGTAGACGAGGCCTTTGTGGCAATTGAGTTAGTCACAGTCGTGGAGAAGGCCTCGTCGTCTCCGAGGGCTTCTGCTAATTCATTAAGCGTGTCTAGCGCACTAGGGGCTGAGGCAATAAGATTAGTTACTTCAGTCCTAACGAAAGACGTTGTGGCTAACTGTGTAGTGTTTGTTAAGGCCGCAGCCGTTGGGGCCGCTGGAGTACCCGTAAAGGTCGGGCTGGCAATATTAGACTTAAGTGCTATCATGTCGGACAGCGTTCCCGACTGGGTAATCATCAGTCCACCAACGCCAGATACTGCGTGCAGGTCGGACGCCAGTGCCCCAGAAGCGGTAGCGATATCAGTTGCGTTGGTTGTTATGTCTCCCCTCAACGCTCCCGATGCGGTGACTAGATCGGTGGAGTTAGTTGTAATGTCTGCCCTTAATGCGCCAGAAGCTATTGCTATATTGGGAGCAGAAAAGACGGTTCCATCAAGACTAACGCCGTTACTAGCTGTGTACGTTGTGTCCGTAGACGTTATGGTTAATATGCCATACGTGTTATCATAGGAAGTTGAGACGTTTGTCCCACCGGCAAATTTGATCGTTCTTCCGTCGTAAACAATGAAGGGCCCAGAGGAATCATCATTAAGCTTCCAAGATGTGAAGGCTCCTCCTGAAGCACTTGTTAGGCCAATTACGTGGCCGTTGGAATCTAATGTCAAATCTTGTATAAATGTGTAATCTGAGTTGTCTGCGCTGTCTCCCGCTGAGATTGTGGGGTGTACGACTATATATCCAGCGTCGTTAGTTAGCAAGCTAACATTATCTCCAGCCGACAAGGTTGACGCAGTTGTCTGCGTGGTTCCGTCTGGAAACTGGAACGAGGTGCCGCTAATTGAACCTACGTTGCTGACCTTTGCTACTATTGTTTCAGCGCTGTCTTGCCACTGTTGCAGGTTAGCGGACTGTGCTGCTGCGCCCCTAACAGTCAACGTTGGGGTGGAGGCTTTCCCGTCTTTGAAGATTGAGCCATCAGACTTATCTACATTAAACACGGTGGCGGATTCATGCTGAACCCAAAACCCGTTATTTGTGTTTATGTACATGGCGTTGTTGGCGTCGGCAAAAGCTCCGGCAGACCCATTTTCACCAAAGACGTAACCATAAGAAGGAGCCGCCGTGGTAGAGGCGGGTGAGTCCTTAACACCAAGCCTCCACTGTGGGCTGATTTCATCCTCAAGGTGGAGAGCTACCGTTCTGTCGTTTGTGTTATCCACATAGTAATGGAAGAATACTCCAGCGTTGTTCCTCCGCATCGTAGCGGGCGCTGCGCCATCGGTTGCCGAGGTTGCCTGAATGGTTCCATCAGGAAAAGCCACTCCGGCGTAGGAGGCGGGTATGCCGCTGGCATAGCCTTCTGGAGTTATGAAGACAGCTTTTGATCCGGGCTGAGTAACAAATACGGTAGATACTCCAGTCAGCGTTATCTTAGAGCCGCTATTGCTGCTACTCAAAACCGTATCTCTGCTCAGGGTGTTGTCAGCAGAGGTGTAGGTTCCCACTCCTACTTCGTAGTTTCCATCAGAAGTCTCTATACCATAGAAGGTAGAGTTATTGTTTCCAATTGCCAGAGCAAAGGTGGTGAATCCGCCAAAGGTGCCGCCAAGAACAACGTCTGCTGTTCCTGTGGTTATGGTTGTTTCTTTTACTCTGTCTGATAATATAAACGCCATCAGTATACCCCGTTAAAAGACCATAATTTGGCCGTCTATGTGTAGGTTGCCAGTCTGATCCATATATGCGACAACGTTACCATCGGAGTCTTTCCACTCCTGTATTCTTTCTGTGGTGGTGGCGGGCTTTAGTTCGAGGGTGGCAGTCGGAGTTGTTGCGTAGGAGCCTATAACAACCCTCTTGTTTGCTGTGTCACCCCTGATGGTGTCACCAATGTTGATTTGATCAGAGGACGATTCTATGCTTTTTTCGTTACTAAACCTTATGGCCCCTTGTAGTCGCAAATCTCCCTTGAGTTCTGCATATGGAACCTCGGGCGACGGCGAGAAGAAGGTGGGAGTAGATGATATCGGGGCAACATGATGCCTGAGTGACAGCAAGGTATTGTCTATACCGTCCGATCCCTCGAAGATGAACGCAATTCCCCCGTCTGGATATGCGGACAGTGGATCGTGGTGTTTTATTTCACTGCCAACTCTGTCTGTGCCAAAGAAGTTAAGGTTATGATCAAAAGACAGGTCTGCAACGTCATCGAGTGCTGATATTATAAATTTTGATTCGTTGACTTTGAAGTACATGTCACCCACGTCCGGCCCAATCTTACCTTCAAGCAGTACGTTATTCTTTCCGTGGCCCAACAGGAAGTTATAGTCTGTTGTCATATTGAAGGCAATGTCGTCAAAGCCAATTACAATATTATTACTAATATTAGGGTCTATGCTGGCCTCTCCTGCGCCATACCCTAAGAATATGTTTTTACTGCCTCCCACTATAGCCCGACCCGCCTTAGAACCAACGAGAGTGTTGTACAACCCAGCCGTGATAACTTCACCGGCGAGTGCGCCAATGGCGGTATTGTAGTCTCCGCCATTTAGGGACTTAAGGGTTTTCCAGCCATAGGCTGTGTTGAAGTCTTCGGTATCATAAGGTCTGGTGGCTCCAGCGCCCTTACCAACCACCGTATTCCCTAGGTCATCCGTATAGACAGACCTAGTTTCCAATGGATTACTTGGGTTTAGAACTAGGTTTGTTTGATTGCCACAATCATCTTGGAAAATGAGCTTCTGACATTCGCCGGGAGCGTCGGAGGCAGTTACAAAGACCTTTCCAAAAGAGGCGAGGTTTGAAGCAGCTCTACCCTGATCAAATTCAGACATGGACATGTCGCCATTAATTGCGAGCTTGGCGTTTGGAGCCGCAAGGTCAATACCCACCTGCCGTAATGGATCAATAGAGATAGCAACGGTTTTAGTGCCCTCTTTATAAAGGCTGATATTTCCAGCGTCGTTTTCATACTCTAATTCTAACCCATCTGCGTTTTCTATGTAGTTTGAACCAGACAATAACTGCAATCGAGAATAAGTACCGCCTCCACCAGTCACTCTGGCCACGGCGTTTCCTGTAGATTGGATATTAAATATGGTATTTGGCAGTGGATTGGTTGTCATGTTGGTTATACCAACTAGACCAGCACCCTTATAGTCACGCATAACTGTAAATGCGTTTACGGGATCAGTCATGTCGTCATAAACAGATATGTCAAGCCTGTCTGTTTTTTGATTGTGGCTGTCTACTACGTCTAACTTATCTTTGTAGTTAATATCAAAGCCATAGAAGTGTTCTTTATCATCGGTCTTCTTCTTATTAGAAGTTCTTGAGATAAGCCTTTGTCCGACAGTCACTCCCGACATAAGGGCAGAATAACTTACGGTGTAATCTGTCCCTGAGCTTAGGAAGTTAACATCTGAGATGTTATGAATTTTACCCTCTGGAGAAAGTGGGTTTGGCTTTATAAATTCTTCTCGTGTTAGATATGTGGTGTTGTCCTCTCCGAAGAACTCCACCGTTGTTACGTCTGGCGAACCCTGCTGTGTAGTTGTTACAGAGGCACCAATAGCAGCGGTGCCGGAATAATTAAGAACACCAAACTCCGTGAGGAGCATGTATACTTCGCCATTGATCTCAATAACTGGAGTAATATCATCCCTTGATCTGACCTTCCCGTTGTAGGGGCGCTGGCCGGGGAGCAGGCCTCCGTAATCGGCCTGTGAGGATGGCATGCGGGTAATCTCTTGGAGATGGTATGTCCCCGGATCAGGGGATGCAGATGTATAAACGGTTGCGTCGAGATATTCAAATATTAATCCCGTAATAGCCAAACAGTCTCTTCGTTGGTCGTCGGGCCACAGCTCCCCGTGATCATCTTCTCGCCTATATGGATCGTAGGCAGAGCCAGCGGGGGCGTCATCCCCCTTTAGATATCTATATGGGGCAGAGGTTACAACAACTTTGTCTGCGCCAATTTTATCATCAAACTTGTCTTGAACTTCAGCGGCGGTATCGCTACTGTTGAAATATACCGTAAACAAGTGCTGTTGTCCCCCCGTGTACTGGGAGTAGTACATCTGAACTCCGGGCTTGTAACCTCCAGCACACACTGGGGCTGGCCAAGATACAGCCGAACACCCTTTGGGATATAAGGCGAAGAACCCGGCCGGTTCATGAATGTTAAGCTCATGAACTGAGGAGCTTGAGGTGAGATCACGGATGGGATTTGTTGAACTAAAATGCCCCAATTGAACCTCATAGAGCGAAAATGACCATCCGCCGAGATCAGTAAGTTTTCGGGTGGGGTCGGTGGCCTCTGCGCCCGGCTCGCCGGTGATGAGCGTGTTGTTGCCATTGGGTACATAACAAAGGAAGTCTGGAATAGCCCTATCTGGATCTAGATCCCCGTTGGCCTTCCTTCCGTTTTGAACAGCATAGGTGATCGCGGCGGCAACCTCGGCTAGAGTCATCGTAGACTGTAGGCTTGCGGTTCTTACGACGCCACCACCGGCAGGTGTGTCTGTTGTAAATTCAAAGTAAAAATCCCCGACGTGCGTGCCGTGTTTAACGCGGAGTCTAGTATGGGTAGTTTCCGATTTATAATTGTGTGCGACTGCGCAGCCAGCGCCAGTCATGTTCACTGCGCCACCAGTCATCTTAACCAAAAACTTCTGACCATCACTGCTCCCTGAACCGCCGGAAGTTAAATTGTCAGGATTAATTACTAATTGATTTACATTAACGCCAGCGTATCCAGTGCCCGTAAATTCTACGATCCAGCCAACGCCGCCTGTAACACTTGCGTCTGTGACAGTAATGGAGTCAGATGACATAGGAGTAACTGCCGAAGTGATAGCCAAACTAACTGCGGCGGCTGTAGCGTTCCAAATAATAGCTTCGGTTGTATATGTGCTTAAATTAGGGTCTGCAAACGAAAGCGTGAATGTTCCACCGTTGGCATAATGTTTAATTAATTGTTTTTCATTTCTAGTTGTGATTCCGCCCGTAATAACCACCTCATTATCTGGCCTAAGGAAGAATCCAAAGCATCCGCTTTCTGCCAGCAGCGACACTGTTTCTCTACCGATAACCCTGTCTGTCTGTAGATGGTTTCCAGATGCAATATTTATGCTGATATTGCTATTCCAAGTTGAGGAGGAGTATACGTTTATGTCCTCCAAGCATTCCGTCTGAACAACTCCAGATGGAATAAACGTCCAGTTGTAAGTCCTCAGATAATCGTTATCACCGTAAGGGTCATCCCCACTGGCAGTAATGACAAGGCCCGCTCCTTCAAGGCTGGCGTCGTCTAGATATCCGCATGGATTTTCTTCGCCAACACAAATTCCAGAAGTTGCCAAGTACAGTGTTTTGCATTCATACAGACATTCGGTTATGTGGTTGAACGTTGTGGCTTCTATGGTGTCCACAAATAAATCTTTAAAGTATCCGTTTTTCCAGTAAAGCTTAAGAGCGCCCAAGTCGTATCTTCTATCACTTAGCGGAACTACGTGGCCAGCGACGGTGACAAGACCATGCAGTCCAGACGGGGACGGTGTGCCTAGACCCAGCTTGCCTCCCGATATATATATTTGGTCGTCTATGCTGAACTGGTCTTGGTTGGAATAAATTCCGTCCTCAACAAAGGCCGACTTCCAAGGGTATCGGGCGTGACCAAGATCAAAGGAGCCAGAGATGCTCGGGGAGACAGTGCCAGCAACTTGAAGGTTTCCATAGTCATGAAAAGTCTTTACACCAATGCCCAACCTAAGATTGTCAAGCTCGCCGTACATAAGGGGCGTCGGGCCAACGCCTTCCTCTATGTCGCAGGTGTCTAGAGATGTAGTATCGTGACTGCCAAGATAAAACTTGTTGCTGTAGGCGCTACTCGTTCCGCTTCCATGATAATAGCCAGCACCGTGACCTATGGCTATATTGTAGTTTCCAAACTTGTTGCTTTGTAGAGAATTATTGCCTATTGCGACGTTCGAGTGACCAAAAACGTTTCCGCCAAGGGAGGTATAGCCAACTGCCGTATTTCCACTACCCCAAACCGAACAAGAAAGGGAATAAGAGCCAACAGCAGTGTTTCTTTGCCCATTATAATTATTTTGGAGAGCGTGATAGCCAAACGCAGAGTTATCTACGCTAACATATCCGGCCAGAGAGAGTTTGCCTAGGGCTCCATCCCCGCCTAATGTAGTCCTAGTAGGGGGAGTTGAGAAGTTGGCGGTTGCTATAGTCGTGTTGTTGAGTAACACATGTGCAGAATCAATCATATCAAGCAGATTATGCCTGACATCATAAGGGGAGATAAGCATAGACGAATTGTCTACTATCTCACGCTTAATATTCTCTACAATGGTAGACTTGTCAAAAATCGCCATTTAGATTGCCCTACTTAAAGCTGATTTCTAATGTTTGATAGTCAAATTTGACATTATCTCCGGCATAAATAATTCTTGGATTGCTTAACGAGGCATGCATTAGCACGTTTCCGGGGGCTGAGGTGGGATGTGTGCTATGATGAGGGCTATCTACGATAGCAATGCCAGAAACCCATCCCCAATCATTTAACGCCGTTGGAAATACAATCTGACCACTGTTTTTGATTACACCACTACCATACGCCCAATCCTCCGCTGTGTAGCTCCAAGTAGTCGTGCTTGGGGCTCCAAGGGTGACTCTCGTATAGCCGCTAAGGTCTATACCATCGCCGCTTGGCATCTCTAGCAGGGTTGTGCCGGTGTCTGAGTCTCTTGTCACACCGCTGGTTAGAGCGATGGAAATGTTTGAGGGAGCAGAAAAGTCTTGGCCTCTGAAAAGCCAATTTAAAATTCCAGACTCCAAATAATCTGATAAGGCAGCCATTTTTATCTCCTGTGAAAATCCTTACAAGAACGCTTCTACATTATTATACACTTAAAAAAATAGCCACCCCCAAGTAAATGAGGGTGGCTTTGGTTGGAAAAGCTTGAAGGGATATTAGAATGAGCCAAGAATAACTCGTCTATTGTCCAAAACTCCGAAGCCCATTTCCATGAAGCCGTAGTAACCAGCGCGCTGCTGTCTGTGAAGAGTAGGGTCTTCAAAGATTTCAAGCTGCTGCTTAATAGGCATGACGAAGCTATCATTGCTCGATTGGTCTAATCCAACAATAAGTTCAACGTCAGATCCCTGAACCGCACCAGAAAGCTGGCTAGTGAAGAAGTCTTGATACTCCTGACCTTCGCCAAGCTCATCAAGATCGTGGAGGTTAACACCAAAGATTCTGGTGATAGGCGCTCCTCGTTCATCAGCGGTGTAGATTTCGCGGCGAGTGACTTCATCAATCTGATCAAGTCCCCAGTTGCGAACGTCTTCAAGAGCCTCTGGGCTGACATACAGGTCTGTCAGTCGGCCTCTGCCAACGGAAGCGCTGTTACCGCCAGAGTTTCTGCGCATAACAGTCTGCATCAGCGAGACGAGTCTCTTGGTAAACTGACCTGCGGTAGCGTCAGCGTCGTAAACCAAGATGTTTCTATCAACGCCAGCGGCCAGCACTGTGTGCCATCCGTCGTCGTTCATCTTCTTGGTAAATCCAGCTTCCAGAACCTGCATGGCACGCGCCACGATGTCCCAACGAGCTTCACGAGCGTATCGGAGCAAGAAGTCGATAGAGCTAGTGATACTGTAGGTCGGGATCATCACGTAGTCGCCTTCGACGCTACGTTCTGGGACTCTACCGTGACCGGGATTCGTGTAAGCGACATGCTCGCCTTCAAGTCCCGGAGAAATCAAGTCAAGGGGGAATTCCGTATTTGCGCCCGGTTCTACATTGATGGCTTCAAAAATGTCGCCAAGAATATTGCCAACCAAAACACCCTTACGGAGTGGAAGTTCTAAGGCTTTTGCGAATTCACGTTGGGCCGCCAGAGCGAGCCCATTATCGCTGTCGCCAGATTGCTTAAGTAGCGAAATAAATTCTTCGCTTGGTCTATCTGTATAAGACATTTATTTTCTCCTAGTTTAAGGGTTTAGTTAGGCGGCTGGGCCGAAGTTAGGAAGGTTGATTTCTACCTTACAGTAGCCATCTTCGTCCTTATCAGTCAAAAATCGACCGATAGCCAAGTTGCCTGTTGCCGCTGCGCTGGCCGCGCTCGCACCAATTTCTCCTTTGGTTGCACTTGCGAAAGCAACGTCACCAACATTCGGAGTACCGGTAATATTATTAGTAACAACCCAACCCTTACGGAGAATGGTTACTTTACCACCCTTCTGCACTTCATCTTTATGCTCGTTAAGATGAGTACGTGTTAGGTCTTTGTTTACAACGTCGTTCAAAAGAATACCAACGGGTACATCAGTAGCGCCACAAGTCTTGTACTTTACAAGGTTAACGCCTTGATCCATAGCTGCGCCAGACGCAGTTGTTGAATCATGAACTACGACTCCGCCACGGGTAACCGTTTCTTCGTTGTAGAAAAAGCTGATGTCCGTTTCAAGTTCGTATCTATCTGCTTTAAGAGCCATTTTATTTCTCCTATTTGTTTAAAATTACTTGTTTAATACGTTAGAAGAAAGCCACTCCGAGATGCTAGCTCTCGTGCTTTGCAGTTCATCAACTTCTGGCTCAACAAGTGCAGCTTCAGTTGATTCCACTTCTTCAAAAGCTTCTTCTAGTTCTTCCACCGCCTCAGCGGCTTCAGTTTCATCAGCTTCTTCTAGTTCTTCAGAAGTTTCGGAGGCCTTGGGCTTATCCTTGTCTTCTTTGTCTTCTTTCTTGTCCTTGTCCTTCTTCTTTTTATCCCACCACTGGGAGACAATAGCGTCAAACGCTTCGTCACTAAGTGCTGAGTAAAGGACAAGAGACTCTTCTGCTTCTTCATCTTCAAAGCCAGCTTCAACAAGCGCGGCCTTTCTACGAGAAGCAACTTCTTTCTGATGCATTTCTTCGATCTCGGACTGGCTCTTAACGAGTTCTTCCTGAGATTGGGCTAGGGCATCTTCTAGCTCGGCAATCCGGGCCTGAGTAGACTTAATAGCCTCTTCAAGCTCTGCAATCGCTTCGTCCTTAGAAGTAACATCTGCCTCAAAAGATTCAACAGTAGAAGCAAATTCGTTATCCTTTGCTTCTTCAGTCGCCAGCTTCAGGGCTTTGTTTTCTTCTTTCGCGGTGACCAAATCTTCCTTAAGACTGGAAACCTGCTGTTCCAACAGATTTAAATTATCTGACATTTGAACATCTCCTATAGAAATTGTAGTGATAATGTCATCTTCATTAACGTTAAAGGCTTTGCTCTTACTTAAGATGACGCTTCTTGGGTTCGCCGGTTTAGACACAAGGCCTTTACCAGAGAAAGAAATGTTTCTTAAAGCTCTGCCAACAGTGTATCCTTCGTACTCACCGCTTCCGCCGTAAGCCTTGAGGTGTTTGGTTAGGAACGCCGACGACTCGTCTCTCTTGAGGACTTGATTTTTGCCATCGGCGTCTACCAATGCATAATCAAACCCAGCAAAAAGACACTCCATCGAAACATACCATTTTCCTTCTTCTATCTCAGCAATTATTTGCTGCATCCTGTCTTTATTTTCGGGGTCAGTCCAGCCATTGTAAAGAACGGCTTCGGTTATAATGTCGAAGTTTTTTGGTGGGTCTTGTGATTCAGCCTCAACTCTTTGCCCGTCTTTTCCTAAGACATAACTTCCCGTTATATGACCGATAATGTCATTCTCATCATGCATGAAGTTGAATTGTTTGTCTTCTGGGGTGCCTCTGGCCTCCCACACTTCACTTGTGATAAAAACGTCGTCGTTCTTATTCCACCCAGTTGAAACCAAAACAGATTCGAGGTAATATAGGTCAATCTGGTCTGGATTGCTTTTCTGGGCTAAAATCTTCTCTAATGATTCAGGACATTCTTCTTTAGAGGTTGAAACCGTGGCTTGAGAACAATAGGCCAGAGAAGCTTGTTCTCTGACCATTTTGTCTACACCGTCATTGATTTCTTGTTTGTGTATTTTCATATGTCTTGCCTCTTAAAAAGTATACACATTTTTTATTTTTTTTGCTAAATAACCCTATTTACATAAAAATTCAACGTATGCACTAATGGCTTTTTGCCTATAACAATCTATCGTCATTGAGGTGATATTTATGTCATTTTGGGCCAATAACTTAATAAATTCCTCCGGCGCTATGTCTCCATCGCTGAGTGTTGAGAAAATAACGTCGGCAGTAACATTTTCCATTGGTTCAACTGAAGTTAGAACATCCAGTTTGATTTTTTCTAGGTCAAATGACTCGGATTTTGTTATTTGCCTGAGGTTCTTTTTGTTGTTCATCTTCAGGAATGCTTCTGTTACCGTGTCTGATATGGTAGAAAAGCTATCCTGAGCCCAGACTATTAGATCAGCAAGTCCGGGTTTCGACCTTGGCTTTTCTGTTCTCTGCTTACGTGGCTTAGTGTCTATCGAGAATTTTGGCCTTCCGTTCTTATCCTCCTTCTTTTTCTGGTTATCCGGTGGGCCGCTGGGATTCTTGGGTTCAGGCTTTGGTATTAAAATATCGTCTGGAACCCTTGTTTCGAGGCCAACGTCCTGAGGTGTAACCTTACCAGTCTGAAGCCCAATCTTCTCCAGCTCATGTTCCTGCTGGGGGTTGTGGTATGGGCCAGCCTTGTTCGGGGTTTCATCCTTGGCTCTTTCTTTTATTTCTCGCTTTAGTCTAATTTTCTCCACGTCTGGTATTTCCTTAAATCTTTCCAAAATTGTCTCGTGGCTTATGATATCTCTATCTGCAAGCTGTAATAGCAGGTTTTTCTCCGTGGCGTCATCGGCTAGGCTCATTTGGTCAAAATGAATATACGCTGGTTTCCTGAAGCCCATAGCCTTTCTGACTACTTCTATCTCTCTTTGCCAGAATTTAATCAGCAACTCTCTCCCGTACTGCAGTCTTTCCACTAGAGTTTTCAGTGAGATAAAGTTATTTGTGAAGCCTCCGCTTGTTCCTGCCATTCCAGTTAAAGTGGGAGGAACTCCTAGTCCTGCATATATGCTGTTTAGTACTGAACTATATTTTTCAGACCCTAGGAACTTGTAAACCTGACTATTGGATTCAGTATAGCTTAACTCTGGCCCCCACACTAGCTCCATCGTTCCGCCGCCCACGTTACTAGCCAATATATCCCTAAGTTTGTTGATTGCTGCTTTATTTGGCAGTATCTTGTGGTCTAGATTACCAAGAGTCCATAGCCTAATGTTGGATATAGCTCCATCTAGCGCGGAGAGATCCGCAAGCCGCATCTTTTCAAGCATCATAATATCATCAAGAATTGCGTATATCATCGGGTTTGCCCATTGGTTCCAATCGTCCTTCTTGTAGTAAAAGACGGACACTCGATCTGGGTCTAGGGGTATTTCTTTATCCCCTCGCTCAATGCTCCGCCTAACCGCCGCCGGAAGGGTGTTTAGTACATTGGAAGGAATAGACCCTCTCTTGAAGTTGTCGGAGAGAACGCTACTATTAAGAGTAAAGCTTTTATGACCAAGCACAAGAGATAAATCGCCATTCTTTATGTTAACATTTAGTGGGCTAAAGAAGTTGTATCTCCAAGGAATGACGTTTTTCTCTATATTGGGAACCTTTACCTTGATGTCATTTGCCATTGACTTCATGAATTTGTTTAATTCTGGAGTAATGTTGGCATAGCTGCGGTACAAAACAACATTTCCACACCTATAGAGAGTGTTTAGAAATCTTTCAGACCTCTCTTTACCCTCCACCTTCCTGAACCATTGCTGAAAAAACTTCTCAGCGCTCTTGTTGGGGTGAACAAGATTGATGCCCTGACTACCAAAGTCTCCCATTAAGTCTACCACATTCCGTATAATGCCCACTTTGTCATATGCATCCATGCACATCTTAATGGCGCGCTTCTGACGTTGTGGAATCGCTTCGTCTGAACGAAAAGCGTAATAATCTCTGGAGCTAAATCCGGGGCGTACAGATATATTTGGTTCTATGTCTGTAAAGTTTCTATAGGCACTGCCTTGGCTTCTTGAATACCCGCCATAGTGGTCAACGTTTTCGCTATGAGAAGCAAACGCTTTGGTTTTTTCTTCTTCGTTTCCCCAAGTTATCATACGATCATTATCGCTCATTTTTAGGTTTCCTATGGCAATGGGAATGTAATTGGAATGGTCACTTTATTATACACAAGTTAGTATATATCTTTCATGTGATCGGTAAACCAGTTGGGGCCGGAATAAGGATCGCCCTGTGAGGATTTCTTATAGTCGTCATCCATAGAGGCAAAGCCTCCGAAGAACTTATATTCTTGTGGCGTGGGAAGTCTCGCCAGAACGCGGGCGGCCATATTGGACATAATTAGTGCTGAGTACCTGTCTTTTCTCATTTTGCTCTTTTTGCCAGCCGCAACAATAACTTCTGGAGTGTCCCATCTATCTCTACCGCTTGGGGTTTGGGTCATTTGTATCATGGACAGTTCATCTTTTAGCTCTTCTATGTCTAGTACACAATTCTCCAATGTGTCAAAAACTCTATCTTTAAGCCCGTCCTCTATTGTAGATAGGCCTAGGGTTACAGGGTCAAAAAATGGGAACAAGGTCACTTTGTCTTCAAAGTCTTTTCTTAGTCCATGATTTGCCTCTGCTAGCCAGTCATATTTTGCGAACTGACACATTTCTAATATGTGAAGTCCACGCTCGTCGTCTGTGTCTTTCTCTTTGTCCTCGTCAATAACGGGCCAGATCGCAACCTCGTTCTGTTTTATCTTGTCTTTGTCGTGTAGAGACTCCATGACAGCAATGCCGCCACCCTGAGCGTCCATCGCTATGTGGATACAGGGGAACAGCCTCATTAAGTCTCTTATCTTTCTGGCGCAATAGGAGTAATAATCCGTTTCGGACGCATACCCTCTCTTAACCTTATCCTTATGCTCAAACCTGTTGGTAGTCCAGCAGTGTACAATTCTCCTGTGGTCTGGATTAACTTCAAGAACCACAATACTAAAGTTGTCCACTTCGGAAGCGGGGTCAACACCAAATATATAGTGTTTGTTCGGATTTCCCATAAGCATGGACTCAAAGTGTATTTCTTTTCCTTCGCTGTCCTTTAATGTATTATCGTTAGTTATGACGCAGGACTCAATTAGCGACCTCTTGAAAAACCCTTGGCTATCCCTTGTAAAACAAGCGCCATATTCCATTTGGTAGATACCGGCGTGAACGGTTGCTTTAGACCGGGCAACCTGAGCGGCGTCCATAAAGCCCTCTGGGAGTAGCTCATAGGGGATTCTTATGATAGAGTATTGACGCCAATCAAAATCTTTAGGCACTGCATCGCCCCCAAACACCTCTCTTAATCTTTCGGGTTTTCCTCTACTTTTAATTATCTGCTTCCACTTCTTCCAATATGTAGCAAAATGATTAAAATCATAGTAAGCAGTCCCGGAAAGTATGATTTGGTTATCTTTTATGGACATCTCGTTTTCTTCTTTTTCTTCTATCTCTACTCCAAGCTCTTCTGCTTTTTTCTTGGAGGCCATTTTTCTTACGTTATCTATCGGGTCTGCGCTAACAGCAGCAAAACCGGCTACAACATTCTCAAAGATATCACGAGGTATAGATGCAAACTCATCGCTTATGATGTCATTGGCTCGTTGTCCACGTATTTTTTGTCCATCTCCTAGCGGTAAGCATGTTATGGTACTATCATTAATCCGCATAACACACCTGTCAACATCTCGCCTTGGCCCACTTTCGCTACTGCATATATCCCTGAATATTGGAGCGTTATACCATATGGTTTCCATGTACTCAAAAAGAACCTTTGACTGCCTAAAAGCAGCGCCAACTACGACAACCTTTCTTTTTGGCAAAAGCAAGGCTCTCACAAGAGCATAAAGAGAGAGCATGAATGACTTCCCAAAACCACGGCTTGCGATAAGCATTGGGAACTTTCTGTTCCACATCTCATAAAGCATCATAGCTTGAGAAGGGAGAATCTGCACGTTTAGTATGTGTTTGCATAAAAACGAAAAGTACTCTGGCTTTGACATTAGATACGAAAGCCTTAGGTGGTAATCGTCTTCTGTCGTTTTAAGAAATGACATTGGATTGAAGAGGTTGTCTTCGGAGACATCGAGGTCTAGCCAAGCCTCGTCTATGTTTTTTAGATCCAGAGACATTACTTTTTTCTTCCTATGGTGTACATTTCGTTCACCCTTTTGAAGATGCTGCTAACGGTAAGAAATGCATTATATTTATCACCACAGAATATTATGTGGATATTATCGTGCAATTGAAACTCCATTAGGCACTTAAGCATATACTTTCCGCTTATCTTAAGCTTGGATTTCTGTTTTTCGGGTATTCTGGTGTTCTCTGGAAAGTTTACTAAATCATCAAGGGAGAATTCTAATATAATGAACTTGTGCGGGAACTCCTTCATCCTGCTAATCTCGTTCATAAAGGGGTGCTTCTTCTGGCCTAAGTTGATAGCCAGTTCCTCTACGCAGCCCTTCCGTTCTATGCAGATGATTTCCTCCATGCCTTCAATACTATAATCACCGGTGTCGAGTTTTCTCTCTACCATGCCCGAGCAGGTGCTGTACTTGCTGAAATAATAACCTTCCTGCTCTCTGGTATCTTTTATTACTGTGAAATCAGGAGCCTGTTCATAGCTAGCCATTTTTGTTTCGATTTACCACTTGTTGAAATAATGTTTCGTAGTGTGATTCGAGTCCACTTACCTTTTCGTGACACTCTCTACACAATGTTATACCATTATCAACGTCGTATCTCAATATTGATGCCGCAGACCACTTTTTTATATGGTGTGCCTGTATTCTGTATTTGCAACCGCACACGCCTTTAGCTTGGGGCATCTGGCACTTAAAGTTATCTCGTTTGTAGATTTCCTTACGCCACTTCTTGTACACCGGGTCGTCGTAGTTTCTTCTCATTCCGCCGTGGCTTTAATTACTCTTATGTCGGATTTGATCTCCTTGCAAAATAGCCTTGCCTCCTCTGTGTCGTCTTGTTTTAATATCATGCGAAGAAGATTGTGAACCGCCTTGAAGCATGCTTCGTCTGGATCTTTAGCTTCTACGAAAACTATTGGTCGCTCGCTATTATATTCGTATATTTTGTATTTGGAAAGACTGGCTATTACTAGCGTTAAGTCCATATTAACTTTGTATAGTTTCATTTGTATCGTTCTTCATCATAATGTTTACTAGGCCTTGTAAGTCCGTTTTTGGCTCCCACCCAAGCTTTTCTTTCGCTTTGGAAAACCTTCCTTTTAGGTAGTTTACTTCTGCCGGTCGGCAGAATTTAGGATCAATCACCACAAAGGGTTCCCAGTCATAAATTCCAACATAATTAAATGCGGCGACCAGAAATTCTTTAACCGTGCTTGTTTCTCCGGTGCATATAACATAGTCATCCGGTTTCTCCTGCTGCAACATGAGCCACATAGCTTCTACATAATCTCCCGCATATCCCCAATCTCTAAATGCGTCCAAGTTTCCCAGCCGCAGCTTTGGGAATGAGGGTGTTACCTTGCCGTCCGTGTTCATGGCCTTGGGGTGAATGTGAATATTGTCTTCGGAAAACGAAATGGCCGTGAAGTCCTCTGGCATCCGAAACCGAAGCGCGTTGTCCTTCTTCCACTTAATAAAGTCGCCAATCCACTTGGTGATTTTCCTAGTTACAAAGGTTTCTCCGCGTCTGGGGCCTTCGTGGTTGAACAGGATTCCGGCGCTGGAGTGAACTCCGTATGCTTCGCGGAACAGTCTTACCATATAGTGCGCAGCACATTTCGCTATTGCGTATGGGGACTGAGGGAGGAATTTGGTTTCTTCGTCTTGATACCTTCCGTCCTTATCGACATCGTATGAGTTTCCAAACATCTCACTTGAAGAAGCTTGATAAAATTTACACCCAAGATTAAGATCCACGATTCCTTGTAAAATATTCAAACATCCCTTCCCCGTAATGTCCCAAGTTAGGCCGGGTTGCTTGAAGGAGACGCCTACATGCGACTGCGCAGCTAGGTTATAGATTTCATCTACATTGTCGTTATCCCGTAAGATTCTATATACGCTACCAACATCTGTAATGTCTCCCGAAACCATGTCGAGCCTTGGGTTATCTAATAGATGTCTAATTCTCCCGTTTGTGTCAACACTGCTCCGCCTCGCTACTCCAACTACTTCATAATCTTTTCCTAGAAGGAACTCCGCGAGATGGCTTCCATCCTGTCCGGTGATACCGAATATTATTGCCTTCATCTTCCCTCCTCCCATTTCTTAGATTTCCTCATGTTATCCTCCGCCCAAAGCGGCTGTAAATTCGTATAGTGGAAGCATGTCTTCTGCTGCTCCACATCGGTCAGGTCAAAGGAATTACATGGCCTAATATGATCTATATGCCACCCCGTAAATTCATAATTGTCCCAACTCATTCCCGGTTTCCATTGTTTCTCTAAACGCTCCATTAGCTCCTTAGCAGTACAGCCTAAGTATTCAACGGTGGTCAAAGCCTTCTTCTTCCCAGCGTTTTGTATCAATTTGCTCATTCTTCTTGCTTGTGACCTATACACCCTTACGTGGGGGCGATTCCTATACGCTTTCTTATATTCTTTATTGTATTCAGATTGATACTTAATACGCTTCTCTTTATTTTTTTGATAATACGATTGACTATAGCTCTTGTCTTCATGATATGCTTCCGAGCAACACGCCCTACATCTTGATTGTTTCCCACTCTTGAGTGAGTTGTTCATAGCAAACTCCTCCGTCGCCTTCTCTTCTCCACACCTCCCACATTCCTTGGTTCTAGTTTCCATATTAGTCCTTTACTGTGTCTGGTGTTAAGAACGGTTGATCCACCTGACCATCCTCGTATTGATGAAAGGCACTCAGCCTTTCCTTCTCCTTCTCCATAGCAAGTCGCATTTTCTCCATCTCGATTCCATACTGTTGGGTCAAAGCTGGATTTTGCATGAGATGAGCGACCCAGCCGGTGAAGCTCTGCTTGGAATCCTCCAGACGCTTTATTCTCTGCTCTCGCGTACCCTTCATCTCCTTGAGCATAGAACTCTTCTTGGTCTGTAAGTCCCGGTAATCTCTATTCAGGGATTCCTGAGCGGCACGCAGGGCTGCCACCTGACGTTCAAGGTTGAATATCTCGTCCGTGTCTTGCTGGTCTACATCTAATGCCCGCGCCTCCTGCACAAGACTCTCAAACGCACTTATTTGATCTATATTGGCTTTGTTCTGCTCCAGACATCGGTTCATCAGTAATTCCAGCTTTATTACGTCCACAACCTGCAACTCTTCAGTTGGGAATACGTCATCCTTAAACTGGTTGATAATCCTTCCCCAATGATACTTGAACAACTCAAGCTCATCGAAGGTGAACTGTTTATTAAGCTCTACCCAGTAGGGGCGCTCTTCTAATTCATAGGCCGCCTGCTCAAACTCAGAAAGCCCAATCTTTAACTTCTTTTTAATAAAATTGTCAATGGCTGTAGGATCACGATCCAAATTTGCAGCGATCTCCTCTGCTGGTAATTTATCAGCATTTTGTGTAATATAGCGGCCTTCTGCGTTAGATATTCTACCCCTCTTCATAGCCGTGTTCCCCTAGTATTGTTTGGACGATAAATAGTACTTCTTCTTTACGTTTCTTGGGTACATATACGTCGTGAATTATTTTAAGGTAGTCTGACCTATACTGGGCAGGGAGTTTGATATCGAGAACACTGGTCATTTGCTTGTAGTCCATATCTTCGATATATTCTTCACGGCAGTCCAGTAAGTATTCTTCATTTGTAAGTTGTCCGGGCTTAACTATCTTGGCTTTTTCCGCTTCGTCCGCTGTGAAGTGATTATCTCTAATGAAGTTCTTAAGACGGTTAGAGAGGTGGACTGAGAGGAAGTTTTCTAGTGGTCTTTCTTCATCATAGCGTGGAAGTGCTTCCATGCAGATAATAAAGGCTTCTTGTTTTAAATCATCCCGTTCGTAACCGTGAAATTGGTATTTGGGGGCGATTCTATCAACAACTATCTGAATTTGCCTAACTACTTGTTCTTTCGTCATGTTAGATGGTATATGCACTACTCCTCCTCTTCTGAAAAGGAGAGGGTTTTCCATGATGTTCCATCGTAAAACTCAAGAGAGTGGGTTTCAGTGTTATATATGATGGTGCCTTGTTGCGCTGGCGGCTTTTCGTCGCTTGTGTAGTGGTCGGGCATTAGGCGAATATAGGGAGCAGACACAAAAGAGTTTTTGCGAGATAGGTCTAGTCTTCTTGTCTTTAGGGTTAATTGTTTTTGTGCCTTTTGGAGTGAGTCAATCAGCGCTTCGTCAAAATCAATTATTTCCCTGAGTTCTTGCTTGTCAATAGATTGAACAATATCGTCTTTTCTTCCTAAGAGGGTGTTTTCCTCAAGTGTTACGGGCGAGGGGCACCGTGATTCAATTGATGCTAGGACAGAATATGGGGGCGCTAGTGCTTCGCTGAGAGAGAGAGGAAGCGTAGAATAAACCCGGAGATAGCTATCTGGACTAAACTTTACGGGTTTTTGGCCAATTCTGTAGAGATTATCATCATCTGGGGTTCCAAATGAGAGAGGAAGGTCTCTCTGTAAGAAGGTTTCTCCATCACTGTCGTATATGAAGCCTATTCCGCGTTCATATTTTATGACAAAGCCCCCTGAAACCTCTTGTAAGAGGTACAGGAACCTATGATCGTAGCCAATTACGTTTTTTATCAGGGAGTCTTCAGAAGCATCGTCTATATTGTAGTCGTTGTTGTCTTCCAGTACTTTGTAGCCACCCAAGCGAACAGTCTGGCGGTCTACTGGCAGCGCACCCTCGAACGCTCCCTGTTTAAATTTATTCTGCATCCGCTTCAGCTTCTTTCTCGGCCAGAAGCTCTGCCAAGCTCTTATCTTCAGCCTCTAGATCTTCCAGTACTTCTTCTTCCAACTCAGCGGCAGCTTTACAGCTCATCTTAGAGGATATTTTGTGACTTTTCTTCTCTTTCATTGCTATGTGCCCCAATCCGATTGTTTTACTAGTAGTCTAACTGTATTATTATACACCCTAAATCAGTAAAAAGCACAAATTAGTGGCAGAAAGCAGGCGAAAGGCGCTAAGGGGGAGGTTTGGGTAATACATATGTTTGGATGAGTTCGGGTTGCGTTTGAAGCACCCCGGAATAAACAGCATAAGCAAGTAGTCTTTATTCTGAAGATAAAAGTGGGTGGGTCTGGGGTGATTTTCTAGGGGGTGATTTTCTGATCAGAAAAACAGGGGGGCGATTTTCTGGCTTTTTTTTGATTTTTTCTCAAGATTGCTATTGACAAATGACGATAATATATATATACTAAGAGCATGACAAACAACAACAACAACAACAACAAGGAAAACAAAATGTCAAACTTAGATAAACTTATCAATTACTTCATGCTTCGCGGACATAGCTGGATTAACAGCGTTAAACTTGCTAAGTCTACATTGACTATCATTGAGAATGGTGATACTCTACGACTAAGAGCATCTAGTACACGCGATGCCTAACAAATAACTTCACAAAATAGCCGTATTGCTATTGACACAACATCCAATATAGTATATAATACAACCATGACAAACAACAATAACAATACTCGAAAGGTAAACTCAATGTCAAACTTAGATAAACTTATTAATACTTTTATGAAACGTGGACATAGCTGGTCTGAAAGCGTTCGGCTTGCTAAGAGTACTTTACAGATTTGCGAGAGTGGTCATACTGTACGACTAAGAGCATTCGTGAGAGTTGACGACTAAGCTATATCGCCGTTCAACTGGAGTCGCAAGACTAGGTTTAAGAGACACTGAATGAACTACTACTCAACTGGAGTCGAGAGACTAGGTTTAAGAGATACTGAATGAGTGGCGAAAAAAGGCCGGGGCGTTTTTCTCCGTAAGTCCTTTGATAGCAATGGGTTACAACTACTTTCCCTTTTTTCTATTTTATGTGGAGATAGGGGTTGACAAATGCCGATAATATAAGTATAATGGGAGCATGACAAGGAAAGACATAATGAACATCAAAGCATTTCTAAACTACATCAACTATAGCACTGTTTGCCCTAGCAGGATTCATCCTATGCGATGGAATGCCATGCTCATCATGGCTAAGAAAATGGGATATATTTCCTAATAATGCCCTGATTGGGCTTGACAAATTGGTCAACTTAGTATATAATACAAGCATGAAAAACAAAAACACTTTAACGAAAGAAAAGAAAATGACTTTTAAGATTCACGAAAACGATTACAATAGAGCTTTAACTCTTTACACTAGACTCCATGAGAATGGTATCGAAGTATGGATGAAGTTAAACACCAATGACATGAGCGATTGCCAATGGCGATTCGTTGATAGTCCATCACCGCATATCTTCGGTACGATGGCTCACCCACTACACAATGGTGGTGTAGGTGCTTTGATTAATGACTTGCTCACAGCGTGTTACAATCATGGTATCATGAAGCGTCCCGTTCGCATGGGTACACGTAATCACATGCGTCTATCATGCGATGCTAATGGTAAGCAGTGGACTACTGCCAATGGTGGTTGATATGGGTTTACTGTTTGCTGTTACTGTTATCGTGTTGGCTATCTTAGATTAGGAAAACGAAATGAGCGATGAGTTTATTATGTACGTTGCAGTGCCATTGATACTGTTGATTGCCTCTTACCCATTCAGGGATAGGAGCAGCAGGCAGTAGTCTTACCCTATCCAATCCCCTAGTGGGCAGTAGGTGGTGGGGCAGCAGGTGGTGGTCTCACCCTATCCAATCCCCTAGTGGTCGGTAGGCAGTAGGGGCGGTGCGTAGAAAAAGGCCGGGGCGTTTTTCGCCGTAAGTCCTTTGGTAGCAACGATTTACAACTATTTTGCTTTTTTTGGGGTTTTGACTGGATTTCGACCACCTAAAACGCCGATAATATATGTAGAGAGGGAGAGAATAGACAATAAAAAACATGCAAAAAACTTTACAAAATAACGAAACTGCTCTTGACAAAACGTCCAACTTAGTTTATAATACAGACATGAGAAACAACAACAACACCAACGAAAGCAATGAAATGAAAACCACTAAATCCATTAGTACAACAATCACCTATCGTGAATGGCTCATAGCTCGTAATGAGGGACTGACCCGCGCTGATAAGAAACGAGCTGCAAGAGCTTACATCGTAAAAGAAAACGAAATAATGGCGGCTAGAAAAGCTGCAAAAAACTTCACAAAATAGCCGTATTGCTATTGACAAAACGACCAACTTAGTATATAATACAGACATGACAAACAACAATAACACTTCAATGAAAGAAAAGAAAATGACTTTTACAAAATACAATACAAACGTAAATCACCTTACCACCCATGAAATGGTTGCTAGTAAAATCGAAAACGGTTTGACTAACGAATTGCAAATCATTTGTAAGATTGGTAATATCTTACGAGATATGGGTAAGTCCCCTACTCAAGTTAATTACCTTATGAGCGTTGATAGTGATTTCATCACTGACGTTCTAAGTTGTTACGATAGCGATAACGAGAACCTTCCTCCGTTTGATAACTTCCATCCTCTTAATGCTACTAAGATTAGCCCACGTTGGGCCGATGGTAGTAAGAGAACCAGTTAGGGTTAAACCCGCAAGCCTTGCCCTAGTCGCAAGCATAGTTTACGGTCTATTCCAAAACCGTTTTCGATACAACTACTTTTTAGAAAGAAAATGAAAATGAAAAACGAAACTAAGGAAACGCTTGTTGAACTTGCGATTCTCACCAGTGGTGTTCTTGCAGTAATTGTAACTACTATTGTGTTCGGTTGGATTCTCGCCAGCTCGGCCATATAAGGAAAACGAAAATGGACTACAACACAGGTTTACAAATCGCTGGCATGGTCGCCGGTGTGACAGGGCTGTTGATGTTGCTTGACTTGATTCCATATCGACACAATCGGTAAATCGTCCAAGCAGCCAGTTGGTGGTCTCGCCCGATCCAATCCGCTAGCGGGGGGTAGGCAGTAGGGGCAGAAAAAGGCCCCGGCGTTTTTCGTCGTAAACCCTTACTATCAAAGGACTTAGGGGCTGCCAAACTGACATGACATTATTGCAGCAACTGCCAATCTGACAGGCGACAAACCATCACTATGCCAAACCAAAATAAACTTTCTGAGAAATTTTAAGTCGTTACCATACAAGGACTTACGATCGGTTCAAAGACAATTCTGGGCTGTTTGGCCTGAACGGCACAGTATTCGCACTATATAGTACTATGACAAACAATAACACTAACGAAAGAAACAAAATGACTTTTACAAAATACAATACAAACGTAAATCACTTAACAACTCACGAAATAGTTGCTAGTAAAATCAAAAAGGGTTTGACTAATGAGCTTCGCATCATTTGTGAGATCGGTACGATTTTACGAGATATGGGTAAGAACCATACTCAAGTAAACTACCTACTGAATGTTGATGAAGATTTTATCTCTGACGTGCTTGGTTGTTACAAGGGTTAAACCCGAAAGCCTAGCCCTAGTCGCTAGCATAGTACGGTCTATTCAAAACCGCTTGAAGTTGAACAAGTAAACAACGACACTTGAAGTTGAACAAGTAAACAACGACACTTGAAGTTGAACAAGTAAACAACGACACTTGAAGTTGAACAAGTAAACAACGACACTTGAAGTTGAACAAGTAAACAACGACACTTGAAGCCTAACAAGTAAACAATGGCACACGACACAACTGTTTTTTAGAAAGTAAAGAAAATGAAAATCGACTTAGACATAAGCATTGACACAAGCAAATGGTACAACGTAACGTACATGAACACCATCACGCCTTACTACTGGAAAGAACGTGATGGAAAATATCCGCATGGTGGGCCTGTAACCGCCATGCAGATCAGTGGCAAGGATCTTGCCGAAATGGTAGCCAATGGCGGCTACTTCTACAATTCCACCTATCCCGCATTGGAGATCCTCAAGATCGAGGAAACTCACGAAGTAACGTGGGAAATGGTAACTAGCAATGGCCGATGGTCTTGCAACTAATAAGGAAAATGAAAATGAAAATGAAAACCATCATCACCGAAATGGCTCTGTTTCTAATCTGGGGATTGCTTGCTTTGTTCGTCGTCTTTGGCGGTTCGTACTGGCTACTGAGCACGCTGTAGGCCGTGTCCTTGCCGATCTCCACCAGTGAAGCGGATCTGAAAAAGGGGGGTTGACAAAACCCGAAAAAAGGCCCGCCCGTTTTTCGCCGTAAACCCTTACTGTCAAACGACTTACGGTTCCCTCGCCATCTCAATAAGAAACCAGAGAATCAATTTGACTACACACCCCCAGCCAGAGGGGTACGTTTTACCCTACTATACTAGTCTAATATGATACCCAAATCAATTTGACTACAACGTGTCGTCATTGTGACTTCATTTAGCTGTCTCAATAGCCTGTGCCAAAACAAAATAAACTTTATGGGAAATTTTTAACTACTTACCACGTAACGACTTACAACTATTTGCAAGTGAATTATAACGCGATTAGGCCGAGTGGTACAGTATATGCACTATATACTATATAGAAAGTAAGTTTTAACGAAAGAAAAAGAAAATGACAGTAAAAGCAAACATCATCTGGAAAAGAACCAACGATTCCTTCGGCCTGCTAATCGACGATTGCAACGGAGCTTTTATGGCTACGGTTAACACCTTTAACCCCGATGGAAGTCTTGCCACAACGGTAAGCTGGCCATTCCAGACATTCGATGGCTGCCTTCACTTTTTTGAGCGTACACTCAACGATATGGAATTGCCGGGCGACATGACACGCAACAGGCTTGAAAACCGATTCGCACCGAAACCGAAACGTTGGCCCAACGGATCGCCCCGAAAGAATAAGTGGGAAAGCTAGGGTTTAACCCGCAAGTCTGGCCCAAGTCGCCAGCATAGTTTACGGAACTATTCAAAACCGTTTTCAATACAACACTTAACGAAAGAGAAAATGAAAATGAGTATAACAAAACAACAACTAGAAAAGTTGTCCAATCGCGTGAGATCGTCACGGCGAGGACTGCTGACTATCGTATCTAGTCACAACATCCGGCAAGACACAGAAGTCTGCTGGGAGTGGACTAACGAAAATGGAAAAGCCACTTGTGGTGGTATCGGTGCATTGGCCGAGTTCATCAACAACGGCTGTAAGACCGTTAGATGGGTTGGACAGCGCAACCACGTTCGACTTTCCATCAATGGCAATCCTGTCTGGACAACGTCCAACGGGGGTTGACAGCCGCTAATTGTATGGTATAATAAACAAAAAGGAAAAATTAAAATGGCGTTTCCAAAAATTAGCAGTGAGTGCTTGCTTGCAACATTGACCAAAGCCTCTCAAGAAACCCCTATGAAGGAATTTGCGAAGGGGGTCATCACGGATCTGCTTGACGAGCAGCCCGCTACAATGGAGGCAATCATTGCTTTGCTTGAGCCGTGGCTGAAACCTCAACCGGACGTGGAGGTGGTAGAGCTTGAGGTAGCCCAAGATATTATACTGCAAGCCTGCTTTACGGTTCTTGGCGTTGTCCTAAAGTCCATAGCCGCCCAGCAAGAGGCGGATGAAATGAATGAGGCGTGGGGCCAAGATTCCTAGCTGATTCCTCCAAAGGGGGGGTTGACAAAACCCGAAAAAGGCCGGGGCGTTTTTCGCCGTAAACCCTTACCACCAAAGGACTTAGGGGTTGCCAAACTGACATGCCATTATTGCGTCAACTGCCAATTTGACAACCTCCAAACCATCGCCATGCCAAACCAAAATAAACCTTCTGAGAAATTTTAAGTCGTTACTATACAAGGGCTTACGGTCGATTCAAAGATAATTCTGAGCTGTTTGGCCTGAGTGGCACAGCATTCGCACTATATACTATATAGAAAGCGAGCCTAATACACTTGGCTCAACGAAACAAAAAAAACAGGTGAGACTGGAGGCGTCTTAAAGCTGCTCATGCTCAAGCAAGCTGCCCGTTTTTGAAATAAGTCGGTCTTACTGGATTCGATTAGGATTAAGAGTCACTGAAAGCCTAACGGCTACTGGAATCGAATAGGATTAAGAGTCACTGAATCGACCGCAACACACAGGGTTAAACCCGCAAACCTTGCCCAAGTCGCAAGTATAGTTCACGGCACTATTCCAAAAGCGTTAAAATAACGAGCCAGATACACTTGGCTCAACGAAACTACCAAACCGCCGAATCGTATTCGCGGCAGAGCAACAAGGATCGCAAGATCGTTTGCCACCGACAAAGGATACGAAACGGCGGCCAATACATATGGCGTGAAATAGGAGGAACTGGATAGTCCTTATTAGAATCTGGAAGAGCTGAATTAACAGTATATACTTCCTGCATCGCTTGACTAGGCGTGATTCTAATAAGCCAGTCTCGCTGGGTGAACAAATCCCAGCCACGTCGCCCTACATTCCCCGCGTGGAGCAAGCTACTAAACTGGGGTACGATGGCGAGAGGACGCTCTCGCAAGCTCCACCCAACACAACAGGCGTACTGCCTCAGCCAGCCCGGTATATATGCACCGAAAGCCAGCCAGCACGGCACGAAAAATGCCCCGGCGATTTTCGCCGTAAGTCCTTACTACCAAAGGGGTTACGACTATTTTGGGTTTTTTGGATTTTATCTAAAGATTGCCCTTGACAAGTGCCGATAATAATAGTATACTAAGGAGGTGTTACATGTTTATACTTTTATTGTTCGCCGCGTGTGCGATTGGTTTTGTTGGTGCTGAAATGTTTAACCGATTTATTTTGAAATAGGGGTTGACAGTCACAGCTAGTATGGTATAATGTAAGTAACAACAAAGGGGAAAAGCTCCTCGACAACTGAGGTCGCCCTAACTTTTTTAAGGACAACGAAATGAAACTGAATGACCGAGAACTGAATGAAATGGTAGCCGCGATGCAGACGAAACCGAAGTGGGACTATAGCGGTTCGTTTGATCTCCAGCCGCCAGATGATTACGAGAGCGATGAGGATTCTCTTGGCGACCAGACCACGAATGATTCCATCGAAATTGAAATCGTGGACGAATGCGAGGACGAATGCGAGGATGACGGCCAACCTACTGAATACGAGGAATGGCAAGACTTCAATGGTGGTGACGACTGGGATCAGGGTCAGTACGATTGCATGGATTATTAACAACACAATACAAGCGAGGAATCGTTCCAGTCCCTGCTAGTGACAGCAGTAACCTTGGACATGTCAGTGTTCTGGTCTGCCTAGTCAAACTGTTCTGGATTCCGAACTGCTAGTACCGAAGCGACTAGCTCTACTGACCAGAGGCATCTGGTAACCAGTAGGTGAGAGAGGGGAATGATCGCCCCACTCAGCTTCAACCACACTCCTCCTATAGCCGATGGAAGTCTAAAGCGGTGCTGGACGTAGGCCAGTATGGAGGATATTTTGGGCTTGATTTTGGTATCGACTCACTGTAAAGCGTGGAAGCGCCCAGTAGAGCACGAGGGTTCGATTCCCTCCGAGTCCACTTGCGGCGTCCCTCCTCATCCAGCCGGATAGATATGCCACAACAGTCAGCCAGCACGGCACGAAAAATGCCCCGGCGTTTTTTCCGCAAACCCTTACTGCCAAAGGGGTTACAGCTATTTTGGGTTTTTTGGGATTTTGACTGGATTTCTCTTGACAAATGTGTCGATATAATATATAATGGAGGTATGTTAAACGCGAAAGGAAAATGAAAATGAACAGCCACTTTGAGGACTTATTCCCGAAAAGGAATGTAACTGTCTCCCACGGGCCGAATGGCCTAATTCAAATTGAGGGCGGCAAGCGTACAATCTACGTGAATTCAAACGGCCTATTTGATAGGTGCGGCACGAAAATAAACTTAACAGAGGCTATGAAGTCTCTAGACTTGGAGAAATGAAAATGGAAATTCCAACAGACAAGATTATTGAAGCGGTAGGTGACGAACAAAACGAAGTCATCAAGATCATCAAGGCTCAAGCCCTAGAGATTCGTGAACTACAAGCGGTCATCGTGCGGCTGCGTGAGGAAGCCAGTGCTATGACACAATCGCAGCCCGACTTCTGGGCAAAGCGTAGGATGGTGGCATTCAGGGCATTACCTGAACCACGGATGGCGTGGGAAGATTTCAAAAGAAAATGGACAGACGACTAAAGAGCTGTTGACAAATATACCAACCTGTGGTATAATAAGGCATTAACACGAAACGAAAAGGAAAACGAAATGAGAAGAATGGTAAAAGGCAATTTGAAGTTAGATGTTGTGGAGCATATCATCCTCCGCAATATGTGGGAGTATTACGTTCTGAGCGACGAAGGCGAGAGCGATTGGGTGTCGAGCGAACCCGATGTTGTGTACGCTCTAGTGATGGGGTTCAATGATGAAATAGGATGCGTGTCTCTGGCGGAGATCCAGCCGCACATCATCAGCCGCACTAGCAGACTCGACGAGATCATGCCCGCCGATGGGTACGAGTGGGCCGATGAGGTGCCGACTCAGACTGGCGTTCGCCTGCATGGGTTCACAGGTCAAGGGTGTCCTGACTACCCGCTCGACTAATTATGGTACAATAGAAGCAGACAACAAACGACTACGAAAGGTCACAACATGACGAAGAATTTTGAAACCCTTAAAGCTGACATGGATGCCGCTATCGCTGAGTGTATTTGGATTCCCAATAATCTATTACCTGAGCGTTACCAAGACCATCGTGAAGGTGGTTCTACGATAGAACGCCTTAACCGTATCTATGATGAGGAAGTATTGCCCAATCTGGAATTTCAACAGATGAAAGCGGAAAAGGCTGAGCGACTGGAAAAGTACGCTGCTGAGTACGCTGAACGTGGCGAGTTTACCTATGACGTAAACGAACATCGGCAATATATGAATGAGCAATCATTTTGCGATGGATTGTTAAAGGCTGGCATACTGGACAGCGAAGATTTTATGGAATGAAAGGAATGGAAAGAATGAGAACCAGACGAATAACTCAGCTTGAGATTGCCAGATTTTATCAGCGATTAGAGAATGAAGAGCGACGGCGCAAGGCTGCGGAAGCAATCAAGGAACAGAAAAGTTTCCTGAAAAAACTGTTCGGTAGGCCTTGACAAAACCGAAAAAAGGGCGGGGCGATTTTTTGCAAAAATTCCGGTTTTCCTTAAAGTTTTCCCCTTGCAAACGCCGATAAATATAGTATAATGAAGAAGTATCGGTTAGGGGCTGTAGCTCAATTGGTTAGAGTACCGGACTGTCGATCCGGTGGTTGCCGGTTCAAGTCCGGTCAGCCTCGCTATGATGTGCCGTCTGCTGTCTTTGCCAATCAACGCCAGTCAAAGTATAGCACAATAGTCAGCGAAAATCCGGGAATACACTAAAGTTTCTGATTGACAATGACGATAAATATAGTATAATGAAAGATGTAAGGTAATTAACTCTAGCACAAGGAAAAGAATAATGAAGATTGAATTTGTTAAGGACAAGGAAACGAAGAACACCATCCGGTTCACCGCTAGTGGCGGAGAAGTTTCGGGTAGCCTGTATGTTGCCAAAGATTCTGAACTGGCAAAGGATAGCCACATTGCCGTAGAGGTTGTGGCCTCACAGCCAGCAGAAGTGGAGGCATAACAATGAAACTAATTCTTACCGACGACGAGGGGTTAGTGATAGACCAGTGGGAGATCAAGCAGGATATTGACCTACCAGATCTAGATGAGCTTACAGATTGTCTGTATGCCGCCGGGTTTTATGATGACGCACAAATGCCCGTATCAACGACACCGAAATGGTCTTCGATTGTGTCTTTTATGAAAAAAGATTAAAGTTTACCCCTTGACAATGCCGATAATTATAGTATAATGGAAGAGTAACACGGTTTTTTTGAAAGGATTGAAACATGAAAGTTTCACAACAGATTACGGCTGGCAAATTGACAAGTTCCTATATGTCCTCTTGGAACAATGAGCTTCAACTTAGCTTTGGTGATGACCAAGTTACGTTGAAAATTGACGAGTCAGAATTGCGTGATCTACGCAACCGACTCAATGAGCGTATTGAGTCAATCGACACCGAGCGTAAAGAGGAACTCGAAGCTGAATTGGCAAAGGCGCAGACCGAGGCTGAAGAACTCGAAAGTGAGGCTTCCGATGGCTAATCTGGAGCCCATTTGTGGACTTGGCACTGAATTGCCACAGGGTACTGTTGTATCCATCAACCGGGGAACTGTCACGGTTGAAAAGAAAGATGGCACTGAAGGCACGTTGACCTTCGAGCAAGTAGAGAACCTGTTTTTTAAGAAGGAGTAAGCATATGTTTACCAACATTTTGACTCTCAAGAGAGGTGATACTTTGTCGTGTAAGTATCCCGTACATGGAAGTCGCAACATTTTGAAGCGACACACCGGAACCGTTGAGAAAGTCTCATCTGGCAACGGCGGCCTGTACGCCACCATCCGCAGCGCAAACGGTGCTGTTCGCAGCCTGTCATACGCAAGGATGATCGACCCAACAACCGCATAGTTGTTGTCCCCTTTGTGGGTTGTTTGCTTGTGCGGGGTGGCCGGTTTCGGCCGGTCACCCACACTTGCAGATTAAGAAATACAATATATATCGGTTGGGTAGCTCCCAGCCGGTAGGAAGGTGGCCGAATGCCCAAGCTAGACTGAGGGGGTAAGGCACACGGACTAAGGAGTATGCCCGAATGGGTGAGGCTTTAGTCGGTGGTACAAAGTAGGGAACGCTCCCGCAAGGGGGTAGACATATCAGTCCCTGAAACGTTGGTGGTGATACATAATTCCACCCCTTCCACAATACAGAAGACCGGCGAGTCGCTGCTAAACCGATGCAGTCGGCCGCCGGTTTCTTTTTTGCAAAAAACGCCCCGGCATTTTTCGTGCCAAAAGTATTCTGGATTTCTCTAAAGTTTTCGCCTGCAAATGCCGATAAATATGATATAATAGCAGTGTACCATTGAAAGGAAAACCATGATCGACCCAAGCAAACGAGTGTACGTGTATTACAATCTTCATAAGAAGTGTTGGAGTGTAAAGCAGTCTGGTAAGGTGGTGTCGCATACAGACCGTATCGCGTTACGTGATGCCCGTTACCTAGTGGGCAAAGCGGGCCGCAAACGTGTGTTAGCCACAAAGACAAAAAACGTTCACGCTGGCGTGTCTGGCTACGTGGTTGATCGAATACCCACCCTTGAAAGGGAGATCGTTTTTTACGTTACTTATAATCCGTACAAATACGATTCATTTGTAGACCGGATAGACCGCGAGCCAGTTGACCATTCTGATTATGCTTACTTGGAGTGTGGCGACGGGTGGAGAGACATTGAAGCAATTTTCGATATAGAGTATTGGTCTAAAGTTTAGGCTTGACAAATGCCGATAATATGTTATAATGGGGACAAGTAAGCAACACAACGAAAGGTAGCACAATGTTAAAGTATTCACCAGCTAACGCGAAAACAGAAGCACTAAAAGAGGTTGACGAACTCAAGCCGTTTCTTGCCGCGATCCATGAGCAGGGAATCCCACACCGCAAAATCTACTCTCTTGATCTACTGTCCGGTTACAGTTGCCCGTCTGCAAAAGCCTGCTTGTCGAAAGCTGTTGTAGATGAAAACGGCAAACGTCATATTGAGGATGGTAAGGACAACGAGTTTCGTTGTTTCTCTGCTAGTCAAGAAGTCCAGTATACCAACGTCTACAATCTACGCAAGCACAATTTTGATACGCTGCGCGGGTTACACTTGAACGATATGATTCACGAATTGAATCAGGCCATGCCGGAAGATTTGGGCATCTGTCGGATTCATGTTGCTGGCGATTTCTTCAATTCGGATTATATGTTCGCTTGGATTAACATGGCGATGATGCACCCTGATAGATTGTTCTATGCTTATACCAAGTCACTCAAATACTGGTTGCAGCATATAGAGTGGATTGAGAAGTTGGATAACTTTGTCTTGACCGCTAGTTATGGTGGCAGGGACGATGATCTAATTTTCAAACACGGATTGCGGCATTGTAATGTTATCGGATCAGAGGCAGAAACGCACTTACCGATAGACCACGACGATAGCCATGCAGCTAGACCGTCGCAACGTCACAATTCATTTTCCTTGCTGATTCATGGCACACAACCAAAGGGAAGCAAGGCGGCGGAAGCGTTGAAGCTACTCAAGAAAAACAACGTGCGACATTCCTACAATCGAAAGTCAACAGTATGACATTTCCAGATGGTCACTTGACTCCAACGAAAGGTGTGGTACAATGAATCTATTCTGAAAGGTGGTTGCGTATGCTAGAACTTTTCGTGGCAATGATGATTTTGTACATGATGACAGGAGAAGATGAATGACATATAGAGAGTTACTTGAGTTTTTACAGTCGCTGCCGGACACGGACGACAGGTTAAGCGACAATGTTACTGTTTACGACGCTGAGGTGGATGAGTTTTTCGGACAGGTAGAATTGATGGAAACTGTTGATTCTGACGTTCTGGACGACAAGCATTTATACTTCGCGTGGGAAGCATAATTTGTAAGCCCAAAGGATAGCCGCTGGTCGACCAGAACCCTTGAAACCGTGGAGCCGCGAGGCGCAAATGGTGGCAGTCGAGCCAGATAGGGTAGCGACTCGCCGTTTTTACGGCGGGTGTCTGCGGCGGCTGTCCGGCGGGCCTACGTTTCATAGGAGTTGAAGATGGGATATGAAGGCGAATACGTTGTAGGCTTTGTTGGTAGTGATGGTACTTTAGGTCGCACCATATCGGGTGAATATAATGTCGCCATAGAAGCTATGGAAGTGTTGTTTGATGAAAATGAAGATGTAGCACCACCTCCTGAGTATTGGGAAGATAATTGTTCGTATCACAGTGAACTGGAAATAGGAACCTACTTCTTTGGTGGGTTGGAACATTACACTGAATCAACAATATGTAATTGTTAGGAACTGAAGATGAGTAATGCTTTATGGGAATAGAGAAAAAAGTATTGTTGTGGAATTTGGTTGTGATCCCCTTCCTGCTGCTTATAGTATTTATAATGCTGCTGGTCTGAGCGGGGGCTGAATAATATACCAAAAAACGCCCCGGCGGTTTTCGCCGTAACCCCTTGCCCCATAACGACTTACGACTATTCCGGTTTTTTTTGGGATTCTCTAAAGTTTTGGCCTTGACTTTGCCGATAATTATAGTATACTAAGAGGGTAACACCAGCAGATACAAGGAGAGACAAATGATAA